TGAGTTGGTAGCATTAATGACTCTAGCAAAAGAACAGAATCCAAAACTAACAGAGGAAGTCAAAGCAGAGATAATTAAAATTTATAATGACATGAGAGCAAAGTCAAAGAATGATGAGTTACCTATTGGTACTAGACAATTAGAAGCATTGGTTAGATTATCTTATGCACATGCTAAGTTAATGTTAAAAGACTTTGTTGAGGTTACTGATGTGATGAGAGTTAAAGAGTTGATTGAATCAATGTATGGTTCATTCAATCTAAGTATATCATCTGGATCTATTCAAACAGTTCTAGGTACATCTAATAAGGAAACAAAACAACAGACAGCAGAGAGAGCATGGTCTGATTGTGAGAATGAGGATGGTAAAGTAAACCTCACAGACTTTATGAGAAAGTTAGTTGAGTATGGTTACGAACCAATGGAAGCCAAGAAACTATTTGGTAATTGGGAAAGGTTTAATCATGTAAGATTAAACAACGATGGAACATACCGAAAGGCATAATAATAAGGATGATGTATACTTTGCATGTCTGAAGTAGAAGAAATTGAAACTCAAGAAACAAGTGAACCAGTTGAAATAGAACTAGCAGTATCACAATTAGATGGTGTTGGTGCTGTAACTGAAAAGAAACTTAATGCATTTGGTGTTAATACTATATTAGATATTTGTGTCAGAGGATCTGCTGAGATAGCAGAGATCACTGGTGTAGGTAGAGAGAAAGCAGACCAATGGTCATTCAATGCACAAAAATTGTTAGAAGATAATGGTTACATTAGAAAATCAGACATGGGAACTATGGAATTATTAGAGTATCAAGAAAATTATCCTACACTTGGAACAAAGTGTACTGATGTAGATAATCTTATGGATGGTGGTGTTAAACCTGAAGCTACATACGAAGTCTATGGAGAATTCGGTAGTGGTAAGACACAATTCTGTAACTCATTAACAGTAGAAGCAATCAGTCAAGACATGAATGTTATTTGGATTGATTGTGAAGATACATTCAAGCCTGCTAGAATATTAGAAATACTAAAGGCTAGAGGTTATGCTGAAGATAAAGAAGATGCTAAGGAAAAACTTGAAAGAATCAAGTATTATTACACACCAAACACAGAGTTGTTAATGGGTACTGTCAATAATTTATCAAAGACTATGATTGATTTCAAGCCTAGACTTGTTATCATTGACGGTGCTATTGGACAGTTCAGAGAAGAGTATTTGGGTAGGGGTACTCTAGCAGATAGACAGAATCAAATCAAAAGATTAATGACACACTTGAAGAATATTACTTATTACTTCAAGTGCACAGTTATCTTTACTAACCAAGTACAAACTGACCCTGCTACTATGTTTGGAGATCCAATAAAACCTATTGGGGGTAATGTTGTAGGTCATGCAAGTACACATAGAATATACTTTAAGAAATCAGGTAAGAAAAGAATAGCAAGAATGGTAGACAGTCCAGAATATGCTATGGCAGATGCCGAATACATATTAAATGAGAAAGGCATAGACAACGTAGAAGATTAATGTATTCAAACAAGTCAGACAGAGAAGCACACTTGAAAGATTTTAAGAAAGTGTTAGCAAGATTAGAGAAAGAACAAGATGTTAATCAGTACAGACTGAGTATAATCAAAGATTGTATTCAGAAATGTTCTGATTAATATATTTTTTTTTGAAAAAAGTATAGATAAAAAAAGTGTATTAGGCGTTTTTTCAATGTGTGTATATGGTTTTGTGCCTAGAGTGTGTGTATATACACACGTGTGTATAATGAAAATAAAAATAAAAAAATGATTAGGAATTTCTGTTCTGTAATTCCATCTCAAACCATGTTTTAATTCCTTTTCTCTCTAGTTCTTGGACTAAAACACTAGCCTTATTCATAGGCATCAATGATTTAAATACTTCATTGTCTTTTTTCCAACAAATATTAATGAACATAAAGGGTGTTATCAGCCCACCACATTTAAGTATTTGTTTCAAAGAATTATAAAAAGAAATATAATATCTACTTTCTATATATGTAAGCACATCCACATGGACAATGTTCACGCTTTATAAGACCTTGATTATATAAATCAAGAATTCTTTTTTCGATAGTTCTTCTAGGAGAAGTAACTGCTACTGCTTTGTGAACTTCTGATGTCGTACATGTACCTTTACAGTTCATAATATACTTGTAGATTTTATACTTGATAGTATTTTCTGGCATGTTTTTGCAGACTACTGGCACATCTTCTTCAAAGTTCATAGGCTTTCCACTGTATCTAGTCATGTCCAAACAAATCTCCTTTGTATGGGTCGAAAGTTACAGTAATAGTACCTACTCTCTTTGCCTCTTTAGGATTGATTTCGACATAGGAATCTATACCTTTTTCATATCCTCTGAGGAATGTTCCAGTGTTTCCCATTAACACTTTCTTTTCTACAGGCACATTGTGTTTTCGGTCATAGCCAGTTCTAATGATTGGTCTTACCCATGTATCATGGTTATGACCCATAAGAACAACGTCACAGTCAAAGTCGCCAGTGATGGCTTTCATTCTGTTGACAGCTCCCCCTGCTTGTAGTCCAGAGTAACCACCATGCATGGATAGAATTAGATAGTTTCTAATCTCCTTGCCTTTATGTGTGAATGTTAGACTGGTGTAACCAAGTCTACCCAAGTATTGATTTCTCAATCCTAATGGGTCACAGAAATCTTTGAGGAATCTTTCTTGATTGATAGTCTTCCATTCGTGATTACCTGAGTGCATGCCTAATGTTTTATCAGCTATTGGCTTCCAAGATTCAACGAAGAAGTTTACTTGTTCTTCGGTAGTTAACATTTGTCTGTCAACTGTTTCTGGATTCCATCTCTTATCTATAGAACCATTTGCATAAGCCATCACATTATCTATGTAGTCTCCCATACCTATTGTGATATGGTCTGCATGATCTGCGATGAACTTTACATTCTTTAGATATTTATCCACATCACACCCTAGATTACCAAGATGAATATCTCCTAGTGGTCTCATGTGAATTATAGAATCTTTCTTTGGAAGTTCTACTGTTTTCCTTATGCAACGCATTGTTTGGACATACGGTAGCCCGTCTTATTAACCTTTCTAATCTATTTCTTGGTTTCTAATTTGTTTATATCTTAATTGTTTGTAAGCCTCTTCTTTTATTTTTTGATTCCTATAGTTGTCAGGTAAATGATGAACACATGGTTCTAATAATGTATAGTAATCTCTACAATACTCACAGAATAAAACAATCTTTTTCATTTTTTCATCTCTTATCTTCATATATCTAGGATCATCCCATTCGTATTTACCATCAGCAGTTTTCTTAAAATGTTTCTTTGGTCTCCACTTACCATTAGGTAATTTCTCCCATTCCATAAAGGTATATTAATTACATACTATTTAAATCTATTATGCGTGGTCTATGTCACTGTTGTTATTCTTCCAATGAACAACTACATATTCATAAAGGCAAGATTAGTTGTGATGATTGTCACAATAATAACATAACAATTCAATAACATTTATTAATACCGTTGTGTATTAACTATCAATGAACGTTTCCGAAGTAATCGATACTGGAAAAACGTATGAGAAATCGACACCACTTAAAGCAGGCGACCAATTAACAGTCCAAAGTTTTAAGGTAAGATACGTTGAGGCATTGGGCTCGGATATTGCAGAGATGGCAACCACTGATGGTCTTAGACATTCATTTGGTAAGACAATTATTGGTCAAGCGAAATCTGAATATTGGAATGACGTGGTGGAGAAATGTGTCTCTAAAGATGCAAGCGATGGATTAGACGTTTGGGTAGTAGAGAGAGAAGCAGAAAAGACTGGCAGAAAAATGCTAGCCTTAAGTATGTACCCACCAAAGAGTACATCTTAACTCTTTTTTTATTATGGAATGTGACCGTTGTGGTTATGAGATGGATAAAATGACAGTGTGTCATCAGATATGTCCTAACTGTGGTGCTGTTGTTGATTGCAGTGATGGTGTATATGATTAGTAATGAACTTAGAAATATAATAAAAGAAAAAGTAAAGTGTCCTCATAGTAACAATGCTTTATTATGTGAGCACTGTAGACTTGATGTAAATAAATTTATGAAAAAATGGAAATATAAAAAAGAGTTTTAGATGAATCCATCTGCTTTGTATTCATCTCTAAGTCTTTTGTAATAGTCAAGGGATTTTTTTGTGATGTGAATGTTTGTTTCAACAGCATCTTTGAACTGCATATATCCTCTATCCATGTAGAGTTTTAATTCTCTTTCATAGTTATCAAGTTGATCAGATAGAAATTTTATGATGTTGTTCACTTGTTTCTCTGTTCCCTCTTTAGCTCGTTCGCTATGTTCCATAATTATATATAAAAAATGGGTTTATTAAACCTTATTCTCTATCTCTAGTTACTATTACGCCTGCTAGATTTACTAGTTGATTTAATATTGTTTGTCTAATCATACCAAATCTATCTGTATTTACATCTTCCTGTGGATATGTTTCTTTTGTTAACTCATGTGCTTGTCTGAAATATTGTCTCCATAAATCAGCAATCATACAAGTATCATTAGAAATTTTAACTTGAGGAACATTAGTTATGATTACACTTCTAGGATCTGTTGGTCTAAATGCTGGTTTGAATCCTTGATCTTTAGTACCACCTTGTTGAATGAAACATTCTTCATTAACACATAATGCTTTAGGTGTTTTCTGATACCATACCAATTCTCCAATAGCCCATGATGAACCACAGATTTTACAATTACCTGAATACTTTCCTTGTATTTGTATTCCCATATCTCTTATAGAACTAAGTATTATTTAAAGCTATGCTAACAATGCATCTTTACATGATGCTATGCCCTCTCTTAATAACCAGTTGAGAGCATTGTAAAACATATCTGTATCTATAATATTATCTAACCACCAATCATTTACGGTTTCAAACCATGATGGTATAATACATTCTACTGTCATACAATAGTATATTACATTTATACTTTTAAAGATTACCTAAAGTTTTATATATAACCTAAATTTAAGATGTATATGGCTAAGCGTAAGATTGGCAATTCACATACTACAATCAGTGTAGCATGGACTGACAAAGAAGAGTTTAGAAAACTTGCAAAGTTGGTCAAGAAAACAAAGAATGGAGATATGTATGAGAGCGATGCTGTAATCTTTAAACGGATATTAGATCATTATAAGAACTCAGTTCCTAATGAAAACCAAGTGATTCATTCTACTTATCCAACTAAATCTTCCGTTCAAGAACATGTCCAGCAAGATTAAAATCTCTACTTATCCACATTATTTTTATTTTATCAGTCATTTTTTTCATGACCTTAGTATGTAATCTTTCTAATCTGTCTGTTGTTATTCTCCACTTACCAGTGACTTGTTCTACTACCAACATAGAGTCACTATATATTGTGACATTTTCTTTTGAGTGAACATTGTTACAGTATTCTAATGCGTATATTAATGCAAGATATTCTAATTCATTATTAGTAAGTTTACAACATCGAGTTTTGACGATAACTTTGTCTCCATCGACTAGGCATATTTGGTTGTATCTAGTACCACCGTCAATGTATATTTTTTTCATCTTGCTTCTTTGTGTATGCTTTTCTACAACCTTGTGAACAATATATCTTTTGCCTGCCTTTATAACGCCATGGTAATTGAGCACCACATTCTACACAATAAAAAGTATCATCTTTTCTCATACCAACAAGTATTTATACTTATTATATAAGGGTTATGCAGTGTTGTTATTTGAATTTGATCCTGATGTTTTTCTATATCTACTTTTACCAGTAGAATCTCCACTATAAAATCTTCTATCATTAACTTTACCACTACCTATATTACCACGAGCATTAATACCAAATTTACTGGTAGCACTAGCAGTACCTCTGCCAGATTCACTCTGTTTAGGTTTTTGTTCAGTAACTTCATCTCTTGCTTTTGGTTCTGTTACTTTAATCTCTTTTGCATGTGCTGATGCTTGTTCTGCTGTTGTTATACCCTGTTTTGCTTGTTCTTTAGCATAAGCCATTTGTTCTAAATTTCTTCTACTTGCATTTCTATCTAATGTATCACTAGCACCTCTACCTACTTGACCACTTCCCTCTTCATTTTCAATAGATCCTTTACCACTTTCTCTTTCTCCTTTTGGTGGTCTGTAATCTGGATTTGGTTCAGTTGCACCCTCATGCCAGTTTGGATTTAATTCTCCACTAGGTAAAAATTTTGGAACTTTTCTTGTAGGATATTGACTTACATTAATTTTGTCTAAAAAAAAATTTATTGTTTTTAATCTAGCACTAACGCTATCCATACCTTTAATGATTAAGTTATTATAATATACTGTCTCTGCTAATGATTTTGCTTTATCTCCACCCTCATCATCATCTACTTTAGGTGCTGGAGAAACTGTAAGTCTTTGTCGTTTTGCTTGTTCAACTTTAGCTTGTCCACCACCAGTGCCTGCTCTAGCACCACCTCTACCACTAGCACCTAATTGTGTTTTAACTTGTTTCTTTTCTCCTATTTTTTTCTGACCAATAGATGATCCTTTTCTATCTATTGTTGATACGATTGGTGCGTTTGTACTAATATCTTGATCTCCTACTCTTTCTGTTTTTCCACCTAGATGTTCTACATTATGATAAGTTTCTTGTGATACTTGTTTACCTCTTCCACCTACACCACCAGCACCAGTGTTTAAATAATATTTAGTGTTTGCATCTGCTTTAGCTGGTTCGTCTTTTTTCTCATCTGCTTTTCTAATATATTTAATACCATAAGTATCTCTAGTATCTTCTACCATGCCTAATATCTCCTTTTCTCCTTTTTATTGTTTGCGACTGGATTGACACCATCAGCAGTAGTCATGGCATCTTTTTTAGTATCATGACCCTCGTGAGTTACTTTGGGTTTTTGATGTTCGTGTTTAAATTGTTCACTGAAATCTGTATGTGTTGCACCCTCATAGTCTTTGTCTGCATCCATATCAAATTGAGTAGATACACCCATGAATGGTCTTCCACCTACGTTACCATAAGCACCTTGTTCTACACCTGATTTAATTACATCTTGTAATTCTTTTGGTAATTGTTCCCAAGTTTTTTGTAAGTATCTTGGAGAGTATGCTTTAATGGCTACTAATACTTCGCCTCTTTCTCCCATAGTCATATCGTTCCATGATTTTTGTTTAGCAATAATGTCTTTAACGAAGAAAGTATCATCTACTTTGATTGTATTGTATCTATCGTCTTTAAATACTGTAATGTAACCACCGTTCATTTTAACTACAGTGCCACTTTTTTGAACACCGTTTACAAAGTAATCTATATTATCTCCTACTTTTGTATGTTGTAGTTTGTTTAATCTGTATGTATCATTGTTCATCGTCATTTTCTTTTTTCTCCTTTTCTTTCTCCTTACCTTTATCTGATGGTTTTCCTATATAAATTTGCTTATCGTCTATAATATCACTGGCTTTTTGTCCAGATTCATGCTGATTTCCGAATCTAGCATCGCCAGCATTGGTTGTATATTTGATAATTTCTTGAAATTTGATTGGTATAACACTCAAATCTTTGTTAATTATTCTATTCCATAAGGGAGATTGACGTTCGTTTAGCCATAATTCCCATGCTTTTAGTTTCTCTACCTCTTCTAACTTGTCGTCAGTCATTTCTTCCAAGTCTTCTTCCTCTTTCATGGACTTTTCTTCAGGCATATATAAATAAAGGCGTATAACTATTTAAGTTTTTTAGCCGAATAATGCCTTTTGTAACTTCTTAGACATATCCATAACGTGCCAACTGTCTCCACCAGCCACAGCCTTACATGCTAATACTAGACTATCTGGATAGTCGTCATGTTCATCTGATTTGATTTTCATTATACCAGTCTCTGTATACTCTCTTCGCAGATATGATAACTGTCTAATCATCTTACCAGCATCTCTTAGTTTAATTCTATGGTTTTCAAATAACATTCTTAGGTCTCCATACATCTTTGCCTTTTCTTGTAGGGTAAACATGACACCTCTTACTGGAGATCCTTGTTCTCTAGCCAAGTCTACAAGACCACCACCAAGACCAGTCTCATCTACAAACACTGTCTCTATCCTATACTTATCAACATATTCTTTTACTCTTCCAGCTACCTGAACTACATTAGATTGTGATTCATTATCTATTTCTACAACAAATACAACATCGTTATCATCAACACCTACTATAGTGTATACTGTTTCATCTCTACCAGTTCTTGCTACATCACATCCCATATAGTATCTTACTTTTCCCTTTGGTTCATAGTCTGCTACTGCTTCCATTAGTAATGAATGTGGGAATAATGTATTACCAATATCTAGGAACTCTCCATCAACTTCTTGTATGTATTCTTCCCTTGTTAATCTTTTAATCTCCTCTATGAATGATGGATCTTTTTGAATCAATGGGTTGTCTGTTGATTTTACATGAAACTCTGTCCATAGACCATCTGGAACTTTAGGCTTTGCGTTCATACATGCTTCATAGAAATAACCAGCTTTAGAAAATGGTGTAGATGTTAACCATACTCTGGCTGATGTAGCCATACCTGATGGTAGGAAAGCCTTGAGTATATCTGTCTTAATGAAAGAACATTCGTCAGCAATAATTACATGTGGAGAATAACCTCTAAGACCCACACCAGTTTCTCCAGTAGCTCTTGTAATTATTTTAGACATACCAGTGCCATCTAAAAATGATACCCACATTTCTGTCTGTGTATTTTTTATTACATACCCTTTAAGAAATTCATTGTCTACAATCATACTTCTAATTTTATCGAACATGATAGTAGACTGGTTTTGTGTAGGAGATGCTATAATAATAGTACATTCTTTCTTTACTGTTTCTAACATGATAGGTGCAAAGAAAGCAAAGTGTATTGCCTTACATGCTGTTGATGTTGTTTTACCTACCTGTCTACCACTACGGTATACTATGAATCTATCTTTACAATCTACATATTTTTTGTTATAATCGAATACTTTATGGTCAAGAAATACCTCAGCGAATTTACTAGGAGACTGAGCACAATCAGTGATAGTCTCTACGAATTCCTGACGTTCTTTAATCTGTTCGTTCGTCGTTCTTGGCATTATCTGACACCGATTTCTGTGCTTTTATCTGTCTGAATATACTAGATATATCTCCAGTCTTACCGAATTCGGTTTTCTCTGTGAGTACAATCTTACCGTTCAGATCGTTAATTGCTTTAATAACATTAAGTAGAGTATTGATTTCTGACTTTGTATTCCTATCAGGTACATTACCGTCAAACTTTGCCTGAGTTAAAGCCATTAATACATTCTCCATAGATAGTTTTGCTATTAGGTCTAACATGTCTTTGACATCTTCAGGCTGTCTAGTGTCCATTGAATTTAATAGTTTAACAAAATCTTCTCGTATAGCACACACTGCACCTTTCTCATACTTTGGACACTTGCCATTACCACCCTCTTCTATACTACGGTATATGCACTGATCACATAATGCTGGTATGTTTGCATCCTTGAAATGTTTAGCAGAATTAAACGGAGATATTGTTTTTCTTTTATCTTCCTTAACAACAAAGTTACCATTTACAGATTTAATTTTAAAAATTTCTTTATCTTCATCCATTATATAACAGTTATATAGTTAGTATTTAAAGTTTTGCTCGTAGATATTTAAATGTTTACACATTGGCATAAAGAGTAAAGCTAGTGGTGCTCTTAATAATGAATAGTATTCTGCGTTAACAACATCTTCTGCTTTTACTTTTATTTTTTCTAGATGTTCTTTATGAACTTCACAACTGTGTCGTAACATTGGAATCATACTCTTACCTTTATCTCCAAACATCATTGATGTTGTAGAGCCAGCGTTCCATACTTCTGTCTTCTTTGACATAGCACCTGAGATCCATGCTGATGTGTCTAGACTTTCAAACATTCTACTCTTTGATATGTATTTACCTTTTGCAAGTCCATGATATTTTAATGGTGGTAGTTTTCTCATCTGATCTTCTGTTTCTAGTTTACCATGTATTTCTCCTAGACATAAGTAATCATCTTTGTTAGGTCTAAGCATTGATAAATGATTAAGATAGTTACCCTGTAATACTGGTAGTGTCCAGTCTATACCCATCTCTCTTTCTTTTTTTAGATGTTTCATAGTCTCTTCCATATTATAAAACACATCAAATTGTGTAGCATAGTCATAACTCTCTTTATGTTTTATCAGTAAATCATGATACCTATCTGGCTCTGTACCAGTACCAGCCACTACAAATATACTATCAAACTTATCTCTAAATTTTGTAATGTTAGCATAAGAATACTTGAATGATAACATAACATTCCTAACACCACATTCTGATAGAGCCTCTAAATGTGCTTTATTGTTAGCGTTAAAATAGATCTTCATCCAGCACCAATAATTTTATGACATGTGCATACACATTTTGGCATGTTACCATATTGTATTGGACATTTGAAATGGTCTCCCTGTTTACAACTAGGGTAGATCATCCCATTTCTCCCTATTGTCTTCGAAACACATAGTGGCAAATGGACAGAAACCATCACATAGGTAGTTTTTTACTCTAGGTGGCAGTGTCTTTTCTGTTAATGATTCCTTTATTTGTCTGGATTTTACTATCATATCCTCTAGAGTTTCCTCTATTGGTGCTAGTTTGAATGGTAGGCATGAGGGTTTATCCCTTGATTCCTTGTCTACTGCATTTGATATGTATATTACACATCCAAATT